ATATGCCGTACTCTTCTATGTATATCTGCATGGAAACGAAAATGGTATTAGCTGAAAGCGGATTCCAAGAATTACCTTACGTTGTTCCTCGCTTCTTAAAGGCAACAGGAGAAGTGATGGGCAGGTCCCCAGCTATGATTGCATTGCCTGATGTGAAAATGCTAAATCTAATGTCAAAAACAATCATACAAGCTGCTCAGAAAATGATAGATCCTCCCCTATTGGTTCCTGATGATGGGTTTCTCCTTCCCATTAGAACGCAGCCTGGTGGATTAAATTTTTACAGATCGGGTTCAAGGGATACAATAGTGCCATTACAGACGGGTGCTAATATACCTATTGGATTAAACATGGAAGAACAGCGAAGAACTGCAATAAGAAGTGCGTTTTACGTTGACCAGCTTTTAAGTGGAAGCACTCCTAATATGACAGCGACAGAAGTTATACAAAGGCAAGAAGAGCGAATGAGAGTTATTGGTCCTGTTCTTGGTCGTTTAATGAATGAAATGCTTAGACCTTTGATCGACAGAGCTTTTGCGTTAATGCTTCGTGCTGATATGTTATCGCAACCACCAGAAGTATTACAAGGTGTGGATGTTGATATTGAGTATGTATCTCCTTTAGCTAGAGCACAAAAATCTAGTTCAGTTAATGGTGTAATGAGAGCGTTAGAAATATTAATGCCGTTGTCGGAATCCTTACCAGTTAAAGATCATATTGATCCAGATGGATTGGTTACTTACTTAACCGAAGCGTTAGGCGTTCCAAAGGTCGTTCTTAAATCACAATCCGCAGTTGATGAAGAAAGAGAGCAACGTGCAGCTATGCAACAAGAGCAAATGGAAAGAGAAAAAGGCAGAGAAGATGTCACTACTGCTAATCAAGTAGCACAAGCCGCACAAATGGCAGGTTCAAATGAGTGAGCAAATAGCACAATTAAAGAGAATGTATAAAGACACGTTTGCCGACAACGCTGGTAAACAGGTGTTAAGTGATTTGGAGGTACGCTGTAATTGGCGAGCTTCAAGTTATGTAGCTGGAGATGCTAATGCTACAGCCTTTGAAGAAGGTAAAAGAGCAGTCATACTACACATTTATAACATGATGAAAGAGGAGTAAATATGTCAGAGCAAGTTGCTGAACAGGTAGCCGAACCAGTACAAACTTCGTTGTTGGAAACCCCAGCACAAGTTGCACAAGGTGGGTCTGGTAACAGTTTCATGGAAATGATACCAGAAGAATTAAGAGAGCACCCAAGTCTATCACCAATAAAAGATGTGGGTAATCTAGCAAGGTCTTATGTAAACGCACAAAGATTAATAGGGAGCGATAAAATCCCATTGCCTGTAAACCCTACAGAAGATGATTTAGATAATATTTATAGTAAGTTAGGAAGACCAGAAACCCCGCAGGGTTATGAGTTTCCAATAGACGGAACCTTTGTTACAGAAGAAGTCGCAGAGAAATACGCTGATGTGGCACACAGTCTAAGGCTAAGCCCGCAACAAGCACAGGGTGTCTTGGATTATTACAAAAGCTCAGTGGAACAAGCGACTGAAGGACTGCACGCTCAGTCCGAAAAACAAGTGGAACAGACAACACTAGAACTCCAAAAAGAGTGGGGAAACGCTTTCGAGTCAAAGGTGACGGCTGCAAAAGGCATTGTTGACCAGTTCGGTGGGGCTGATTTACTCCAAATGAAACTAGATGATGGCACACTTATAGGCAACCATCCTGCATTTATAAAAGCTTTTGCTGCTATGGGTGACTTTAAAAGCACAGTTACAAGTGAGGATACTGTGTCTGATAACGCCAGAACATCTAACTTTACACCAGCTATGGCACAACAAGAAGTTGATGGAATTATGAACGATAAATCGCACTCTTATTGGAATAAAAAAGACCCAATAGGAAGACAACGTGCGGTAGATCGTATGCAAGAATTGATGGGTCATATACATGGATGATCTATTAACACAACGACAAGAGGTTCGTTTAGAATGTATGAAGCTTGCGGTTGAGTATGGAACACAAAGAGATATGTTGCATCCTGAGAAACTTGCTGATATATATTATAAATGGATTATGGAGGATAGCTTGGAAACAAGTCCTCAAGACAATCGGATAGACGATAGCCTAAAGTCGGCTAAAAATTCTAGGAGTGTCCGTAAAGGGTAGCACGCTGTAAATAATATCAAATGTAACTTTTTTTAGGAGACTTTAAATGTCATCTTCAATAACCACAGCATTTGTCCAACAGTATTCTGCTAACGTGCAGATGCTTTCTCAACAGATGGGAAGCCGTCTTAGAGATGCAGTTCGTGTAGAAAACATTGTTGGTAAAAATGCTTTTTTCGATCAGGTAGGGGTTGCTACTGCACAGTTGCGTACTAGCCGACATGCCGATACTCCACAGATGGACACACCTCACGCAAGAAGAAGGGTGAGTTTAGCTGACTACGAATACGCTGACTTAATTGACGATCAAGACAAAGTAAGAATGTTAATCGATCCTACATCTTCTTATGCAATGGCTGCTGCCGCTGCAATGGGTAGATCAATGGATGATGTACTTATTACCGCTGCTCTTGGTACTTCATTTACAGGCGAAACAGGCTCAACTTCAACTGCATTGTCATCAGGACAAAAAATTGCTAATGGTAGTGCAGATATGAGTATTGCTAAGTTAATTCAAGCTAAGAAGATTTTAGATTTAGCTGACGTTGACCCATCAATACCTAGATATATTGCTGTTGGTCCTAATCAAATTGAAGCATTACTTGGAACTACCTCAGTAACAAGTTCTGATTTCAATACAGTAAAAGCTCTTGTCCAAGGTGACGTAGATACTTTCATGGGCTTTAAATTCATTGTAACAAACAGATTGACAGTTGCTTCCAGCATCCGTTCATGCTTTGCATGGGCAGAAGATGGCTTGGCTCTTGGTATAGGTAAAGATGTTAATGCAAGAATAGATGAGAGAGCAGACAAAGGTTATGCTACTCAAGTTTACTATTGCATGAGTGTCGGTGCTACCCGTATGGAAGAATCCAAGGTTGTGCAAATCGACTGTGATGAATCAGCTTAGGAGGGCTAGACTATGACTACAAGAAACTCAGACCAAGTAGCGAACTTTGAAGCTACACCTCCAGTAATTAATTCTGCTGGCTTATACCAAGGTGTTGTTAGAATTGCACAAGGAACTATGGAATTATTAGCTGGTGACAGTACAGATAATGACATTGTAATGCTTGCTGCTATTCCATCTAATGCAACAGTCCCAACACTTAAAGTTGGTTCTGACACGCTTGGAGGTTCATGTACTTTTAATGTTGGACTTCATACTTCAGCAGGTGTAGTGGTTGACGAAGATTACTTTGCTAGTGCCGTTGCTGATGCTGGTGCAATAGCAGATGTTAGATATGAAGCGGCTGCACCTGAAACAACTGGTTTAAAAGTTTATGAAATGGCTGGTGAAGCTACTGATCCAGGTGGTGTTTATTATGTTTCTATAACTTTTGCTGCTACTGGTGGAACCGCTGGTACTTTAGCATACATAATAGAGTACGTTGTAAACTAACAAAATAAGTAGGGAGCAGTTAATTCTGCTCCTTACCTCTAGGAGTTTGATATGCCATCAGTTGTAGATATTTGTAATGAAGCTATGGATTTGCTTGGTGCAGCGACTATTACTGCATTAACGGAGAACTCAAAAGAAGCACGACTTTGCAATAGAAGATTCGAGACAGTTAGAGATTCAGTTCTAAGATCACACACTTGGAACGTAGCTATATCAAGGTCTGCATTAGCACAAGACACAGATGCACCGCCTTTTGGATTCACCTATCAATTTACATTACCAACCGATCCTTATTGTTTAAGGGTTCTTTCTTTTTGGAACTCCACTGTAAACAATGATGTTGCTGCGTATGATAGCAATGTTATGTATAAGATCGAAGGTAGAAAAGTCTTATCTAACGAAGGTACTTGTTCAATCATTTATGTTGGAAGAGTTACGGATACGGAACAGTATGATCCCCTTCTAAGCAGTACGATTGCCCATAGGTTAGCCTCAGAAACGGCTTATGCAATTACAGGAAGTAATGCACTAGCACAATCTATATACGCATTATACCAAACAAGGCTAAGTGAAGCTCGAAGTATGGATGCACTAGAAGGCTTCCCAGAACAACTACAGGCAGATACTTACACAAACGCAAGGTTCTAATATGGCTAGAGTATCGTCTATCATCACCAATTTCAGAGCGGGTGAAATATCTCCACGCTTAGAAGGCAGGATTGATTTACAAAAATACGCTGAAGCGGTTAAAGAGCTAGAGAATATGGTTGTGTTTCCGCAAGGCGGTATTGCACGAAGACCTGGAACTTACTATGCAGGAACATCTAAGGATGGTGGGCAAGTAAGATTAATTAACTTTGAATTTAGTGATACCCAAGCCTATGTATTAGAGTTTGGCAATAATTATATTAGAATATTTAAAGATGGCGGTTTAGTCACCGCAGCAACGACAGATATCACGGCTATTACTAAAGCTAATCCAGCCGTAGTGACCGCAGCGGGTCATGGCTTGGCTGATGGCGATAGAGTTTTTATCGCTAGCGTTGTCGGTATGACAGAAGTAAACAACTTAGAGTTCACTGTTGCTGGGAAAACCACAAACACATTTCAATTAAGTGGCATTAATAGCACTGCATACACAACTTATGGCAGTGCTGGAACTGTTGGTGAGATAACAGAAGTCACAACAACGTACACAACGGCTCAACTATCCACAATCAACTTTGCTCAGTCCGCTGATGTTTTATACTTAGCTAACATTAATCATGCACCAGCAAAATTAACAAGAACGAGTCATACAGCATGGGCATTAAGCGATATCGACTTTACTGATGGTCCGTATTTAGATGAGAATATAACCGATACAACAATGTACGCTTCAGCTAACACAGGATCAGTTACTGTCACAGCTTCAGCTGACACATTCGCCAGCACTGATGTTGGAAGGTTAATAAGATTTAGAGAGATATTAGAAATAAACCACGATGAGTGGGTGGCTGCGACAAGTTACGCAAACACTGTCACAGTACGATATAACGGGAATGTTTATAAACAGACTACTGGAAGCACGCAAACAAGCGGTTCCACACCTCCAGTGCATTTAGAAGGCGAAGAAACTTATGGTGCCGTTGATTGGACATACCAACATAGTGCGACAGGTTATGTGAAGATTACAGCCTATACAAATGCGACCACAGTAACAGCGTTAGTTAAGAACGCTACAGGTTTCTTGCCAGATCATGTGGTAGCAAGTGGCAACGCTACAAAGCTATGGTCGTTTGGCAGCTTCAGTGCAACGACAGGGTTTCCAAGAGCCATAGGGTTTTATGAAGAACGATTATATTTCGCTGCAACAACAGATCAACCGCAGACAATCTTTGGTTCAGTGTCGGCTGACTTTGAAAATCACACTCCTGGTATATTAGACGATAGTGGAATAAATGTCACAATAGCTTCAGACCAAGTGAACGTAATAAAGCATCTATTACCAGCTAGATTTCTACAGTTATTAACAACTAGTGCTGAATTCACATTATCTGGTGGCTCGGGTTCTGAGCCAGTAACGCCGACAAACGTAAACGTATTAAGAGAGACCACCTTTGGCACTGGCGATATCAGACCTCTAAGAGCTGGGAACAGCACAATAATAATTCAGAAAGGCTCTGAGAAAGTAAAAGAGATTACCTTTGATTTAGATACGGATGGTTTATTGGGTGTTGATTTAACAGTTTTAGCCGATCATTTAGCTAGAGGCGGTTTGACTGATATGGTTTGGCAGCAAGAGCCTGAGTTAATAATATGGTTTGTCCATGCCGATGGGAGATTAATTGGATTAACTTATGATAGGGCTAATGCAACAATAGGTTGGCATGAGCATAAAGTCGGTGGCAGGTTCGGCGATGCAACAGTTACAGTTAGCGATTATGCGAACATAGTAGCTGGGACAACATTAAAATTAACCAAATCGGATGGCGAAGTCATAACATTTACATCTGAAGCGGTCGGTGCTAGTAGCCCTGCAAGCACTACGGGGTTTAGACCATACACAAGCAATAACGTAACCGCAGATAATATATTCACAGTCATTAACGCCCACGCTGATTTTACTGTGGCTAACCCAGCAGCGGCTGTTGTGACGATTGCAGAAACAGCTCCAAGTGCTTATGGCTATTTAAGTATTGTTTCTTCAGACACAACAAGATTAACAACAGCAAACCAAGGGGCGGCTGTCGTGGAGAGTATTACAGCGATACCAAGTGGTGCAGAAGACCAAGTTTATATATCCGTTAAAAGAACTATAAATGGTGCAACAACTAGAAGTGTTGCTTACCTAAAGTCTTTGTATTTCAATGATGATGTTGAAGATGCTTTCTTTGTAGACAATGGGTTGTCATACGATAGCACCGCCACAACAACTATATCTGGTCTTAATCATTTAGAAGGTGAGACTGTGCAGATACTTGCAGATGGTGCCGCACATGCAGATAAGACAATATCAGGTGGTGCGATTACATTAGATAGAAGTTCATCTAAAGTTCATATTGGTTATGGGTATACTTCATTAGTTGAAACTTTAAGAATGGAAGCTGGTGCAGAAGATGGTATTGCACAAGGAAAGATTAAAAGAATACATGGTGTTACAGCCAGGTTCTTTCAAACAGTTGGTGCAGAGTTAGGACCAGACTTAGATAACTTAGATAGGTTGCCATTCAGAGACAGTAGTATGAGCATGGATCAAGCCGTACCTTTGTTTAATGGAGATAAAGAAATATCATTCCCATCGGGTTATGATAACGATGCTAAGATTGTAATAAGGCAGACACAACCATTGCCAATGACAGTATTAGCTATTATGAGAAGGTCTAATACATTTGACGCTTAGATTTATACAGTTTGAGAAAGAACATTTAGATATGATAGAAACGAATTTTCATTTTCCAGAAAGCTCAAAGTTAGCTATGGTGAAAGAGAACTGTTTAAGTGCGTACACAGCGATGCTAGAAAGTAAGGTATTTATGATTGGCGGAGTTTATGGATTGTGGAAAGGCGTTGGTGAAGCGTGGTTTGTTATGTCAAGCATGGCTTACAAAAAACCTTTTTCTGTTGCCAAATACAGCAGTTCGCTGTTAGATCATGTGCAAGAGGAGAATGATTTGAAGCGTATTCAAGCAAGTGTGCATACAAATGATAAACAAGCTGTAAGATATGTCGAATGGCTTGGCTTTGAAAATGAAGGTTTAATGAAAAAGTTTGGACCAGATGGCTCGGACTATTATCGTTTTGCGAGGGTGGTGTAATGACTTGGGTAGCAACAGCAGCAATCGTCGTATCGGGAGTTATGTCGGCTTCGGCTCAAAAAGCTGCGGGCAAACAAGCTGGTTTAAACGCTGAATATGGTGCACAGGTTGCTGAGAATGAAAAGATACTTCTAGCAAGAAATGCAAAAAAAGAAGAAAAAAGATTAAGGCAAGGGTCTGAAAGATTAGTGGCTTCGCAAAGGGTTGCCGCAGCTAAATCGGGAGTTGTTACTGCAACAGGTAGTAATTTACTAGCTTTGAGAGATGCCTATATGGGAACTGAAATGGATATGATAGAACTTAGATTCGCAAGCGATACGCAGCAACTAAACAAAACCGCTCAAGCCGCTATGATTAGGCTAGGTGGCAAAGCTAGAAAAAGTGCAGCAAACTACCAAAGCTATGCGACACTGTTGGGAACTGCTGGCAAGGCTTATGGTATGTCTGGAGGAGGCACGGCTAAACAAGATCCTTCGCTTTTGGGCGTAGGTGAATATTAAAAAATTAGGATAAAGATATGCCAAAGATACCTACATATAGTCAATTAGGACAAAGGGTTAAAGACGTTAGCCCACAAATAGGATTAAAGGCTGATCCTGGGTTGGTTAATTCTCAATTAGCGGCTGCTGACTTCTACGCAAAGGCTCAAGATGTTGCGTATAATTTTAGCATGGCCGAGCAAGCTGAAAACACGAAGGCTGCTAAAAGTGAAATAAAAGCATTGTATAATGACCAATCTAATGAAGTGATTAGAAACAGTAAAAAAAGAGATACAGTAGGTGCTCAATTAGAATTAGAAGACTTTAACAAAAATTTTGAAAAAGAATACTTTAATAAAGGATTAAACAAAAGCCAAGTAAAAGAAATCAAAACTGAGATGGGACTGTACCAAAGCAGTAAGATGCAAAGCCATAAAACATTATCGTTTGATAGGGGCAGGGATTACAACTCAACAAAACATAATGAGTATATAAATTCTTTAACTAATGAAATAGCTAAATTGCCGATAGAAAACGGGGCAAGGAAGGCAATGGTAGAAGAGTTGCGCAACGCCCATGCTGCGGCTATAGAGAATGGAGAAACTGCTAATTTAGATTCTAAAACATTTGAGGATTCTTTGGTAAAGATAGAAGTAAGTGATTTTACGCTTTTATCGAATAACGCCAGTAGCTTAGAAGATATTTCTAATCTTCAAAGTGAATTAAAAAACAAATCCTATTCGCCTGGATTGACAATTAAGATAGACGCGCTTTTGGATCAAAATAAGACTAGAGTTGAAAATGAAATTGGCGATGCCTTAGTAAGAGAGGTCTTGCTTAACCCATCAATAAATTTTACAGATGAGGGTTCCTTTAAAAAAGGGATGGAAAATTTAAAGAAGAAAACTTCTTTAGAAATAGTTAATAGTGAAGGCAAGACTTTGACAATAAATCCTAGTAAATTGCCGACTAGGATATTGGAATTAGTAATGTCAAAAGCCAAAACTAGGAAAACGGAGGAGTTAAGCAAGGAAATAAATGACATAAGCGTAACTCTTAATCAAAAAGTACAAGAGATGTCTCTCAGCGATTTGAATGATATGTCAAAAAATATGGATGCGGCTGGCAAGGATAGACTCTATCCAGGGATAGTTAACAACTCACATAGAGAAAAAATTAAACAAATTATTAATGTCGAAAAAACAGAAAAGGCTAAAAGGGCGGTTGGTAGCCTGTTGGAAATCACAGATAATCTGACTTCTGATTTAAGGAATGATGGCGAAATATCAGAAAAGAACAAAGTTAACATTGACAAAGTATACAATACATTGATTTTGGCAGGAGAAGATGCAAAAGCTTACAGATTTAAAATCACTGTGGATTCCAAGATTGAAGCATCCGGCGCATTCCAATCTATAAAATTTTCAAGCAACACAGCCACGAAGTCTAAATTAAATGAATTATCATTAAAATTTAATCAATCGGGATCATTTAAGGACCAAAGTATACTCACCTCTTTTTCTGCTCAAGTTGCCGCGAGAGACGCAGCGATCAAGAAAGATTTTATTGAATACTATGTGTCCCAGAATAAGGGCGAGGAAATAACAACTGAAAAAATGGTTGTATTGCAAAAAGGTATGGACATTGCTGAAAAAGACATAAGGATATATACCGACACAGAAATGAAAAAAATATTTTCCGATTATGATTCGAAAGAAACTCCTAGCGAAGCGGCTGATTATTTAAAGGAATTAATAGAGGATTCACAAAGACAGGGTTATGCCAAATATTTAGTCCCCCATATGATGAAAAACGGATTTACTCAGTATGAAAATTTAACAATGATAAGTCCGTTGGCTCCGATAAACAATACATTTCTTTTAGCGAAAAAGGCTACAAAAGAATACATAAGCGAAAGAGTTGAATCTGCTGATGTGAGATTGATAAACCAAGAAGTTAGTCTCGAATTTGGGAGCTTTAGAGAAAGCAGTATTGGACAAACTATGTATGGGAGCATTTTGTCTGGGAATAACAGAGGTGAAAGCATTGACGCTATTGAGATGGCTATAGCAAAAACAGCTAGATATATAAAGTCAACAGGTGATTTAACAAACAGTCAAGCTGTAGACCAAGCTATGAGTATTATTAATGATAGCTATGAAATACGATCAGTCAATGGCGGTGCGTATCGGATGCCTAATGAAAAAGTGATGCAACAAGATTATTCAAAAATAGATAATCAGTTAAATTCGATAATATCAGATAGGGTCTCTTTAGAAAAAATCGTTAAATTACCTGCTGAATCAACATTTAAAACTTATATAGGTCAAGCATCAGGTGGACTCCGTTGGGTGACAAATGAAGATGAAACGGGTGTATTTTTAATTAACGCTAATGCCAACGGCTCACAGGTTCAAAACCAGTTTACAGACAAGAG